GTAGCAATTATTTGGCCCTCGGGTCCGAACATGGAGGCAATGAGAGATCCGGCGGCAAGTACGGAATCGAGGCTTGCGTGGATTTTGTCCATGACGCTTGCCGTGGCATCGCCCATCTTTCTAACGGACTCGATAGCCGCGATCGCGAGACCTTGAACGAGTTGGATTTTTTGCTGTGCCCTGGATAGCTCGGCTTCGTGGGCCGCTTTGGCGAGTTTCGCTTCAGCCTCATAGTATTCTCTGTGTCGCCGCTTCTTTTCCTCTATCACCCATGCGTCAATGAAGTTCTGCTCTACGCCGTCAGCTTTGAATGTAGCCGCCTCTGCCTGGATAGCGTCGTCTATTTTCTGGATGGCCGAAAGTCTGTTTTTCGCCATCTCCTGATATGCGGCGTTTTTCCGTTTGATCCCGTCGATACGGTCTTCTTCGTCCTTGTCTTCTTTTTCCTGAAGCTCTTTTAGCTCCGCTTTCGTGGCCCCAAGTTCGATTAATTCCTCGACGAATTCATCGAGGATGTTGATATTGCCTTCGTAGGTTTTTCCGAGCCTGAAACCCGACTCGATCAAATCATCCATGACGTCCTCGAAGACTCCCCGTTGCTCTGCGACGACATCGAACGATTCGCCTCGCTTTGCTGCTATGGCTTGTTGCGTGGCCACTATCTCCATTTGGGCGCTAACGAAGTCACGGGCCGATTTTTCCGCCTCTTTCATTTCCTCGGACATCTGGGCGCCTACTACGGTCGGAAGGTTTTCCAACGCGGCTGCCAAGGCTGGCTCAAGCCCTAATAGTTCGGTTTCGAATTTCAACAGGTGACTGGTCGCCTCTGCGAGACGGGTGGTAATGGCGGTTCGATCTGATATCGTTTTATTATATGCCTCTGGGTTGCGAGACTTGGCGCTTTCCAGAAGGTTGACCGAGAGTGGTAATTTCCATTGTTCCGTCTTGCGCGTCAATTCTGCAATTTCGGTTTTTAGTTCGGCTATCTTTTCCCTTAGAGTATCAACTCTGACCGACATACCTAATGCGGGTAACGCCGCCTTGCCCTTCTCTGACAAGCTCTCCATGGAGGTTGCTAATTCATCAGTTTTTTCGGCTGCGGTCTCAGCCGCCTCCGCGACATCATCCATTGCCTCCGCGACATCATCCATTCGGGTTTTCAACAATCTTGACTTTACGACAAGCACTCCGACAACAGCCACGACCGCCGCAATACCAGCGAGAACTAGTACAATGGGATGGGCTTTCAAAAATTGCATTGCCGCCGCCAGCGCATAGACAGCGGTAGTCACGAGATTGATACCAATCAACAGCGGCCCGATAGCAGCGGCCACCGCCCCTATGATAAGAATGGTTTTACGCTGCCCCTCGTTGAGGTTCGCAAACCATGTGACAAGACGCTCGATTTTCTCGAGCACTCTTTCAACAACGGGGAGAAGGGTTTTTCCGAACTTGACCGCAACGTCGCTTGCCCTGCTTCCGATAGTGCGCAACCTGTTCGCCGCTGAATCAGACGTGCGGGCGAAGTCTCCGATGGCATCCGTTGACTGTCGAACGGCTATCTCTAATGTGGCCTCGGCCTTCGCGAGTAACAGCGCCTCGCCCTCAAGATCCTCTCGTCCTTGCAGTAAAAGTTCTGCATCTATCGATGCCTCTGACACCACGATACCGAGAGACTTCAACGCCTCGCGTTCACCGACCATGGCGCTCGTAAGTGCAGCGCTTGCCCTATCCGCCCCGCCTTGGACGTTTGTATAACTCGCCAAGTCTACGGCCAATTCTTGAACGCGCCCGGATAGATCAAGAGCTTGTTCTCCGGTTGCGCCGAATCCTTTTAGCAGATCGCCGGTAGACGACAGCAACGCCTGTGCTTTGGTAGTCGCTAACCCGAAATTGTTTACAAGGTTTTTGGCTGTGGCGTCTGCCACGTCCCGAACGTCGCGAAAAACCGTGCCAAACTTCGACGCCGTTTCTTCTGCGTCTATCGCAAACTTGACCATCGCGGCGGCCATTCCCAATAGTGGAACGGTCACGAACATGGTAAGTTTTTTGCCTATTCGCCCGGCGCTGTCGGCGAACTTGGTAAACTTGTTTTTAGATTTATCTACGGCATTGTCAAATTGAGAGTTATCCCCAACAATTCTGACGACCATATCTCCAAGTGGCGTTGCCATTATTTACACATCCCCGTACTTCGCCCGATATGGTTCTTTGCGTTCCTCGCTACGCTTGCGATCCTCTTCATCTTTGCTTTCCCGCCATATGCGTTTCGCTTCGTCGATCATCTGTTGCCGAGTCTTCTTGTCTAAATCTTGGATCGACGGCTTGCTGCCTTCGGGCTTGGGATATTTTATTTCGATGCCGAGATTGTGATAGAGGATAATTTGGCAGAGTGACATTTTCCATAACAGATATTCCTTCGTAGCCCAGGGAAACAACAACGCCATGGAAACAAAGAGGCGACCGAGCTCTAGTTCACTTCCTGCTCGGTCGCCTTCAAGTTTTTTTGGTACCCTTCCATGGCTTCATAAGACGATAAAAGAGTGTCGCTGATAACCGTTGCCAGTGCCTCGATCTGTTGCGGCGAGGTGTCATCCCGGAACCACGCATCATCCATTTCCGGGTATTTGTGGCTGCAAAAAACGGAGCATAGTTCGATTGAAAGGTCAAACGCCTCGCGGGTTTCCTTCCCGGTTTTGTCGGCTGCTATCGCCTCGGCGGTATACGGAATGAGTTTTTGCACTATCTCGTCTACCTCGAACGTGATCCCGGTCGGTATAAACGACACGTCGATTTCGTTGCCCTTCAATTTGACTATGACACTTTTCGGTCGTAGTACATCAAGATCGATAATCTCTGGCACTTCTTGTCTCCCTTACTTACTAACCCTCGTATACGTCGTAAGTAATACTATAGAGTTGATCCCCCGCGGACCGACCTGTATCCAGTTTGCCGGTAACAGAAAGAGGCATAACCGCGATTGGATCGGTGTCGTTGTCGCTCTTGAGGCTGAACTTTGGGCCGGTGTCGGGCGTTGCGCGATACACAATTATGATGTTCTCTACGGTGGTCGTGCCCTGCATTCTGGTGTTGGTACACCTGTAGGCTTTAGGCGTGATAGTCGGGTCGCTGTTTCCGCCCGCATTAATTGTTTGAACCGACGATATGGTCGTGCTGGTTATCAACCCGCCATGTATGACCGATAATACCGAAGAGTCGTATTCGATCATTTCAAAATCTAACTTACAAACCTCAGTGGCTACGCCCTCGATGGGATCTGGAGCGTTTCCGGCTTGCGCGTCGTACATCGTGGGTTCGTGGCTGAACGAGGTCAGGATTCCGGCCCCGATGTTCGTATATGTCGCCAAGGCGGTAGCGGCGACCTCTATTTTGTAGTTCCCGAGAATTAGCTTTTCATCGTTTACTGTACTGTTTTGATACAGCGCCATGGTAGCCTCCTAACTAACTGTCGACGATGGGTAAACAATTGTAACCACCACCGGAGAGTTAAAAATTTCATCTCCGGGTTCGGAGAGCAACCCCATGGTTTCGCCCGCCGATGCCCTTGAAAAATCAAACCCGTTTTGCGTTCCGTATACGCCGGTTTGGGTTGTACCGTTGAACACGTTCGTAACCTCGCGCTGGATGTCCTGCGACAAGGCGGGCGTGTTCGCTCTACAATTTATCGTATATGGCTGAGACTCTATCCAGTGTCGTTTCCCTGGCAACTCAAAATAGTTAATCGAAGGAGCCGACGAGTTTTTTGGTCTTAACCCGTGGACGATATTGGTCGTCGTCACAAGCGCCGTAACCGCCGACGCATTTATTAGGGTCCATCCTATAGCCTGATACGGTTTCATTGCAAGTATTCCGCAAAGTAGTATTTCCCGTTTTTGTTCAGGATGGTTAATTTGTTGCCTTTAGCAAGTTCGAAAGCTGGACGCAGGAACGGCTGGGCGTCTGTGTACGCGGTGCCAAACTCCTGCCACGGCCCGTACTCGACTGGTGTACCGACGAGTACTTCGTTCGGGTCGATTGGCTTCGCTATGGTCATCGGCCCTGAATATGGTTCGCCCACATTCCTTGTCATGGCGTCCCAGCTCGGTTGCGGTGCCGTAGGTTGCGTACCGTCGTCTATCGATTGTACGGTGATACTCGCCGCAAGGTAGCCCCAATTCACGGGGCACAACAGCTTCGCCTGGCCCATAACCACAAGGCCGATCTCGAACGACGTTTTTCCCGTGACTTTCTTACCCTGAATGATAACCTTGTCGCCGTTCCATTCGGTGTCGACTGTGGTTTCCATGCTCACGTTATCAGCTCCAGGCCCACGAGTTCTACCTCGTCGTATTGCGACACGTTGTCGGGGCGCCCGACAACCTTATATCGATCCGAGCCGTACACGACATATTGATCGTACTCGTTCCAAGCATAGCTCCCCGGTTCACAGGCGAGTGCGTGCGAGGATAGTTTGGCGATCTTGTCGGACAGAACGCCCTTGCTTCCGCTGTTCTGCCATATTTGCGCATAGCCGAGCGTGGTCAATACGGTGGTCTGCGAAACCCCTCCCATCCCGTCAGATGACACGGTTTCCCGAGCAACCTGTACGGCGGTGAGAGTTAGTAAGTCGCGAAGCATTACATGACTCTCGCTATTCTAAAATCATAGAGCGCGGCAAGTATTTCGTCCGGGTATCCATATGTCTCGCCCATGTCACTATAAGATTCCGAGAACGGCCCGAGAGAGTGTGACTTCACTCCCGCCGTTCGTTTCTTCCGTAGGTCGTAGTCGTAGTAGACCATTTGGGACGCGGTGTACTTCAATTCGTTCGGCCAGTTCACAACTGATATAAGAATCGACCGGCCCGAAAGCTCGTTGACTACCGCCGATCCGGATACGAGCGTAAGGACGGAACCCGCCACCGTTGACACTTCATAATACCTGTCATTTCGGTACGACTGGTATACATAGATTTCGTCAGCGGCTAGAAAGTTTACCTCGTCGAACGAGTTCCCCCCGACCGACGTTATGGTACGGGCGGTTGCGTTAAACGTAAACGTGTCGTTGCGGTATAGGTCGGTCGTGAACCAGTTATTCGTAATGTGGTTGATGCGTTCCTGTACGATAGGGATAAGACCGCTCGTGGTGATAGTTCCTGCTGAAGCTGAGATGTTGGAGTAAACCGTAACTTCTGTGGCAGTTACTATGGGCATCTATTCGGACCAGATGAATTTCAGCACGGTGCGTGTGCTCGCCGCGTCCGCCGTGAATTGCAGGACATAGCGCTCTTCTGGCTTGAGCATCCAAAGCTCGCTCTTGGTCTCACCTCCAGCCGCCGCCTTAAACCCGGTCGAACCAATTACGGTGATGCCGATTTGCGATCCAACTGATGCAGTCATAGTCGGGTTGGAAGTCAACACCGAATGCACCGACCCCGTAAAGGACAGGTTGGCGTTTGATGGAGTGATTGAGCTTCCGCCGCTGGCGTTTGGCCCTTGGTAGAATCTTGCAATTCCCGGCCCGTTGGTCTCGATTCTTAGGTTGAGGTGAATAGTGTCTACGACGGCAGCAGGCGTAACCATGAGCACAGAAAATGTACTATTGGCGCCCGGTATGCCGAATGCGCCCGCCCTCCAGACCTTGTTATTATGAATGTCTTCATGTGTGAAATCTTCTGTAATCCTGCCGCCATGCGAACCGGTTGGTAAAAATAAACTACTTGGCATTGGTATGTCTCCCTAGGGGCCGAAACCCCTAGAAATTATAACTACTGATTGGCCCTGGGTGCCTGATACGCCTCCCACGAGGTCGGGCCACTTCCGGTTTGAGTAATGACGATAGTATCGGCTGATGTCTGGAATCGAGCTGTCTCGAAGTCCTGGCCACCGATAATTATCGACGTGGAGCTTGCTACCGCTATTGCGGCAGACGCCCCGATCCCGATATCCGAAAACTCAGTTCCGACATCGATTGACACAGTGATCGCTTCGGTGCTCGAGGTGTTGGAACATCGAACGAACAACGACCCCGGAGCGTCGAGCGTGCTCTGCGCCGTCGACGGAGAAATGGTAATCGTTTCCGAACTCCCGACATCAGTTTTCTGAGTGATCGTAGTACCGGTAATTGCCGGAGTCAGAACAGTAAAAGTTGTGGATGCCATGATATACCCCCTTATCCTGCGGCTTCCGCAAGGTAGGCGGTGCAAAGGGCGTTGGGGCGCACGACTTTACAGCCGTACACGTATAGGCCCTTTATACCTTCGTCGAAATAGTCCTCGCGTTCGACCGCTCGGACCTTCGCTATCTGCCCCGCATACGATATTGCGTTTCGATGTCCGAACATGCAGCGATACTGCGTGCCATTGTTGTCAACATTGTTGGACATGAGCAAGGTAAAGCCGAACGCCTGACCGACGTATCCGTTCATGATAACGCCGTCGTCGCGCACCTTCGGAACTGCGGTCGATGCGATCCCGCCCACTTCGGCAATCACCAATTTCTGATGCAGCCAAGGAGGTATAATCCCCCATCGATTCGCGACCGGGCAGTTGGCTTCGTTGAGATACCTCTGCGCGTAGGACAGCGTGAGGATAACGTTTCCCGATGAAACAGACAGCGAAGTGCCGGCCGCTCCAAGATAGGTGTCGTCGGAGACGCCCGCATCGCCGTATTTCGCGGCTATGTGCTGGTCTACCGTATCGTTTATCGAATACGCGGCTTCGTCTGACGCGGTATTCATTACCTTCGGCCTGGTTTGCGCTTTATCGATATCATCGACCGCGAAAGCAAAGTAGTTTTGCTGATCGATGAGAAGCGCTTTCTGCGCCGAGTCGAGCGTGTCCCACGTTATGGCGGTATCCTTTGTGTAGCTTCTTACGGCAACGGGTCCGATCTCGTTGATCTTGACCGTATCGCCATAGCCCGTGATTTCGCCTTCGTAGTCAAGATTGACCACGCTCGCGAATGAAAGGGCTTTCCGCTGCCGGACAAATATCTTTGCTGACCATATTTGCGGGATAAAGTTTTCAAGTCCCATAATTCATTCCTTATTGTGGTAAGGCGGCGTCAAGCTCTCCTTTCATTTCGAGCTCGACAGCCTCTTGCGTTGTGAGGGAAGATAAATTGATCTTCTCCTTGTTCTCTTCACCACCACCGCCAGGTTTAAATCCCGTCGAGAGTAATTCGTTACGAATTTTTTCGGAGACTGCTTCGTCGTGCGCCTTGACCTTGCCCAAGAAAACCTTCGCTTCGTCGATGGTGTTCCCGGAAAAATCGTCAACCCACCAGGACGGTACGTTTTCTTTTGCGGCCTCTTCTACGATCTGTCGGCGTAGGCTGTCTCTTTCTCTCGCGGTCTTCTCTTTCCCGACTTCATCCCGCAACTCCCGAATCTCTTTCTGTTCGGGCGTTTCCTGCGGGTTCATTTCGAGAATCCGTTTCGCTACCTCGGCCTTTAGGTCGTCGTCGTAATGACCCTCTTTGTAGGTTTTTAACGCATCCGATACTCGCTTGTCGGCGATGGGTTGGATGAGCGTTTGACCTTCTGGAGTTTCAAGAAACGGCGATACCTTATCTGCCGTGATCTCGACCTTGGGGACGATTTCAGCAAAAAACGCTTTTACCGGATCGGTATCTTTGTTTTCTGCCAACCATTCTCGGACCTGTTCGATAGTGAGTTCTTCCATGACTACCCCTTCTGCGTACTTTTCTTGGCCGCAGTAGTTGATTTTTTCTTAGGCGGTTTGGGTGTTTTAGGCTTTGGAGTTTTGACATCCTCGGGTGGAGAAGCAAATTGCGCAGAAAAACTTTCTTGCCTGCGCCGCCTGGCTTCAAGTCTTCGGTGTCTCGCTGTCATGTAACCCCCTAAAAAAAACTAAAGGACACGAATCACAGAATTTCTCCCGTGGCTCGTGTCCTCAAGTTTTCTTGCCGGACAATAATTCGGCGGATGCCTATGTTAATATAAGATGTAGTGCAAGCTGCCCTATTTGTCAACCTTGACCATTTGTATCTTATCCGTGTCGGTCGCCGATCGCTTTATTTGGGTGATCTGGCGTGCACAAATAGTAAAATTGACGTTGACGGTCCCCCATTCCCGCCGGTCTATTTCGGTGCGTAGCCACGCCATACAATCCTCGATGATAGTACCCGTTGATGCCACAGGGGTAAAAACTACTGGCATATTCGCTCCTATGGCGTTGATTTTCCTGATTTGCTATTCAGATTCTTTTCCCAATCGGGATATGTCTGATACGGAATAACGCCACCTTCTCGCGACCGTCTCACGAGAGGCGGGTATTCGTCTATTTGGAATCGCGGTCGACAACGACAATTGATTCTCTGAGCCGCTGACAACCCCTGCCATACCGGGAACGGCGCGGTCTCGCCGTTCGGTAGATGAAACAAACCGTCGTCGCGCTTGGCTTGCCCGTCCATTTTTTGATGATCCGGCCTTGTGCGACCATCGAGCGTTGCGTCCCATATCTCACGGCCCTCTATGCCTTTCTCTCTGGCGCGAGTGTAGAGATCCTCTTGCCCCGCGTTCACCGCGGTCTGGCCTTCGGTCCTGACGATCCGCATGGCTCGGCTCGAGGTGATATCGAACGCATGGCGGATGTCTCGCATCATCTTCGGATATGACTTGCCTTGCCTTAGTCCGTCATTCAGAGCACGGCGCACCGTGGCGCGAGCTTCCGGGCCATAGACGGCACGGGAGATGTTGTAATATTCGGATGCCAGCGTTTCGAGCACCACGTCCTTGTTGATAACGCCCCACGCCAAACGGACCCCCGCGTCTTGGTCAATCGCCCAGGCATAACGGTAAAAAGATTCGTTGTACAACTCCGGCCGTAGTTTGCTAAACGTCCTGATGTTCGCCCGGGTGGCGTCGTCGAGCGATGCCATAGTTGACTTTTGCATCGTCGAGAGGCGATTGTATCTCGCCATGTCGGCGTATGACAGTTTCCCGTCGGCGGAGTATTTTTCGTAGATTTTCGACATATCGACGCGGATCTGGTCCATCGAATCCACTAGGGATGCGTTCACCTGGAGTTCGTACGTGCGCATTTTGCGCTGTAATGCGTTAAATGATCTGTTCTCTAATGTCTCAAAATCCGGTCGAATGCCTGGCATTTACTATGCCTCGTCGTCCCCGCGATCCTGTTCCGTTCTCATCATTCCCGATATCTCTCGGTCGGCGTCCTCTTCCTGACGTGCGAGTTCTTCGTCCGCGTCTGGAATGACTTCATCAGGCATGGTCTCGGCCACGACCTTACGCGAGAAACCCGCGTCGCTCATCAGCTTAGCTGTCGTGGCAAATTCTTGTATATCGGTCGGCAGATTGCGCTTGTGATCGATAATGACCGCATCCCCGGTCACTCTGCCGGCGGATTTGTAAAACTCGTTGAGAAGGTCGATCCGCTCGTAGAGGCCCACGTCGAAATCGGCCTCCGCGCTCGATACCACATTTTCGAAGTCGAACAACAGCCGTTGTACCGCAACCCCGGAGATCGTACCGCCGAAACTGTCGTCGGTAAAGTCCGGGACGTGTGACTGTGTGTGAATCTGCTTGCGGATCAATTCAGCCATATATTCCATGAACTCGCTCGGGATGTCTTTTGTGAGAAACTTTACCGCGTCGGTCGACGGTAGTTGCTCGAATACTCTCCGCTGTTTCAGGTAACGCAACGCTCGAGATACGGCACCAGGCTCCTTCTTAAGCATCGGGTCGGTCAGGCTCATCTTTGCGAGTAATAGGTATGCGTTGGCGAACCGATCAAACTCGTTAATACTGTCGGACACCAAAATGTCATAGTCGTCGATAAGCGGGACGACGGGCTCGATAATCCCGAGCATGTCGTCGCCAAAATAGTAGGCGACAATGGGGATATTTGCGAAGAAATTGGTAGCCGTTTCTGTCTGCTCGATTTTCCAGTCCGCGCCAGTGGGTGACATGCTCTGATGCTTGGCGCTTTTGTCTATATCGTACTTGATAACCCGATCGGCGTAGTAAGCCTCGACTTTCCACAGGTCGTCACTCGGCTTGTAGTATCGAATGCCTATTTTCTTTTTTGGTTCGGGCGAGTAGTCGTAATACAAGATGACCTCTCGCGGATCGACGGAAAAGAATCGCGGTTCGGCCTTGACCGGGATTTGCTGATCGGCGGTCAGAACGCCGTCGATGTAGACGATCTCATATGCCTCGCCGAATATGCCCGTGTTCCGACCGGCCCGAGAGGTTTTGATATGTTCGTTGTTCGCCTTGAACGTGGCCTTGAGTTGGGCTATGTATTCCTTTTCCTCGGATTTGTAGGTGATATACCCTGGACGATAGGCGTATCCGACGAAGGTGGTTACGATTTTTCTACCATACGGCACCGGCGTTCGATTGTCTGGATTGTTCGGGTCGGGTTTCTTTTTATCGAGGATTGTAGGATTCTTTGCCTTGTAGTATTGCCAAAGCTCATCTTGCCCCGGCACCACCTTCAACTCGTGTTTCTTGATAGCCTCGACGATTTCCTTCGGGGTGAATTGGTCCTTTTCGGTATGTAAAAGCATGAAAAACGCTCCTTACTTTTCGGAGTTTTCGACTATAGCATAGTCCCGCGGCAACGAATACGCAACACGGGACTATAAACCGATGTCGGCGGCGCTAAACTCGCCGATTCTACCCCTGTATGTATCGATGAGTTCGCTAGCTGAATAACGGATCGCGTCGATGCCATGATTGTATGCGTCTATCGGTACGGGCAATTGTTTCCCGTCCTTGTCGGTACGCCATGAGTAGTTTTGAAACTCGTTTATGATGTTCTTGCTTCGCATGGTGATATATATTTTTTTGCTTGCCAGCCAGTCAATCCCGACGCGCACCGAGTCCGGCCCTTTCGTCGCGCCGTAGATATTAAACCCGTATGCTCCGATCTCGTCGATGGATTTCGGCTCGGCGCTGTCTGCGTATATGGGGAGGCCGTATTCGTAGACCTTTTCGAGTTCGATTGCGAATACCTGGTTGTTGTAGCCTACCGAGTAAATCAATTCGTCGACCCAAATCTCGCTTTCGCCGTGGAAATACACATCGACCGCCACTGCGGGATCGACGGTAAACCCGAAATCGACGCCCATGAATCGGCGCGAGCTGCTTTTCACGTCGTCGGGTATCTCGTCTACGATCTCCCAATTGTTGAAGATGACGCCCTCGGCAATTACCCACAGGCCTAGTATCCTCCGGTCGTACCACATGCCAGGAGGCGTGACGCGCTTTACGTTGGTTATGTATTCGGGCGGTAGGAATATATTGTCTTCGAGTTGGAAATGGAACGACTGTACGAGGAGGTTCCCGGCTTCATCCCGAAGCCCGGATTTGTCGATGAAGTTTAGCTTGACCGGATGCGCCGGGCCTTCCGGGTTGGTATCCCAAAAAATGCGCGTCCCTTCGCCGGAACAACGCTCGAACGCCTCATTGATTGTGTTCGGGTGATGGATGGTGATTTCGTTCGCGTACCAACCGTATGAGGTCATCCCTTGCATGGCCTGAAACGATTTGGCGTTGTCCGAGCCGAAACAATTTATTTTGTGCGGACCTAGATCAAATCTATTGTATGCGTCGACCTTAATATCGGTCTCTAACATCGACGCCATCGGGCTTATGATGTTTCTTTCGATGGAGCCTATCGTATAGCCAGTCATGATAAAATCTTTCGACGGAAGCGGCATATTGCAGACGTGTTGAATCCACAAGAGATCGTTCAAATAGGTTTTGCCCGACCTGACCGCACCTTCGAGTATTAGGTGATACGGTTGATTTCTGTTATAGAAATCAAGTATCTGTGCTTGCTTCGGGGAGAGTGGGGGTTGCGGGGTCAAGTCTAAAATCCCTCAAGGTTTGGGCTAGTTGGATAATCGGGCTATCTTCGGGATTCACAACAACGTCGTGGCGATCTCGCCAACCGGCGCGGTTTTTCAACCAAAAGGCAATCGCACCCATGTTTCGCGGAACCCATCGACGCGTAAGTGTCGTGGAAGTGATCTCGCCAACGGCATTTCGATGTTGTGTGACTTCATCGACGAACTCGCCCATAGCGGCGGCGAAGCATGAGGACTCGACGAGCAGGTTGCTTTTATCCTTCGCTTCTTTGATTGCTTTCTTAAACTCGGGATATTGTTTTTTCCATAGGTTCAGGGTCGACGGCGAAATCTTCATCCGCTTCGCGATGTCTTCGTCGTTCATATTCGAGCTTGCCAGGAGGTCGGCGGTCAGTGGTGCCCAATACTTGCTGTACTTTGTCGGGCGGCCGTTTTTGTTCTGTGGAGATGCTTTACTTTTTGCCATCGTTCAATTTCCCATATGCCGCGAACTTTCCGTCCTGGATATCATATAACTTGGTATGTTTTATGTATCGCTCTTCGGCTTTCTCTTTGATGCGCTTCATGAAGTCGCGCTTCTCTGAGTTGTTGGGAAATACGAACGTGACCATATAGTCGTCTTTTTCTACCTCGAACGTCTCGCCTTCCGCGTTCGCGGCCCCGGCTTCGTCACGGTGGGCTTTCTTCGCTTCCTTGATCCGGTCGACTTCCCGCAATTTCTCAACGTCTCTTTTCACTTCCTGTTGCTGCTCGAATTGAGTAAATACATCACCATCGAGTTGCGTATCAGCAAATATAAGGTCAATGTCATATTTTTCAAACCCGAGGTCTTTTTCAAAATCGATCTCCGGCCAATCGATCTTGATTTCAGCCAGTTTATCCGCATCCCATTCTCCCATTACTGATGGGTTGTTAAGCGTGATATTGGCCTTGACTTCGAGTTCTGGCTCGAGTTCTACGGTGGCAACGGTGAGTTGATAGTCGGGCTTTTTAAGAAGCGTGTCCATCTGCTCAAGACGTTGATGCCCTGCGATGATGTTGCCCGTCGTCTTATTCCAGACAATAGGCGATAACATACCGTAGTCGCGAAGAGATTTGCGGAGCTTTTGGGCTGCCGCTTTTGAGATAGTCCTGGGATTGTAAGCTGCGCCGTGAATGTCTGTTCTGTTTACAACCCCAACCGTAAACTTTTCAAGCCGGTTGGTTTTGCTCATTTTGACTTGCCCCCGATTCCGTCCAGTGCTCGCATAAGCTCCCCCTGAACGTCTGGATACATAGTTATGATGCGATGATAATCATCGGGATAATTTCGATAAATGTAAAGTAGGCTTTCGCCCTTGAACGTATTGAGGTCTCGGAGATTGTGTTTGTACTCAGGCGGCAGAAGCAATTTGCGCTTTACTACCCATGCTGCGGTGTGTTTTCGCGACCACTCAGACAACGGGAATAGCTTGCGATATTTCCAGTCGATGCCGTTCGGTGCCATGGTGAGCTGTCCGCGCCGTTGTAGGCTCTCGTCCTTCCGGTATCCCCATGCGACCCACTCGACCTCGTACTCCTGGCGCAGACGTTTCTCAACATCGGAAACGCGAACCTTGCGGCCTTTTGCCCGAGAATTCACGAGATACGCGCAGTCTGGATGCGCTATACGTTCGATTTTTAGCTTGTAGCGCCTCTCGTAGTAGTCGAGAATCCGCTCCTCATAGGCGAGACCTGGACAGTAGTACATAAAAACGATTGATCCGATCGCCTCGCGTGCATAGGTGGAAAACAGATCCAGCATGACAGCGGAATCGCGACCACATGAAAACATGATGGCCGCGTTTCTGAGATCGGATATTTCTTTGATTGGATCGAGTAATTTTCTCATAAAAAAGCGCCTAGCTTTACACTAGGCGCTAACTTTCGGCGATCGCTCTATCTAAGTACTCGAGCGCCTGTAGCACCTTGCGTACGAGCGACTAACGCTCTAGGCAATCCTGCACGAAATCCGGCTCCGGTTCCTTCGGCCATAGGTTACTCCTTCACCATGTCTTTCGGTGTAGTATCAAATATAGTGTCATAACGCCACAAACGCAAGTGACCTTTGATATTCTCGATCGGCGTTGCGTAGAGTATCGGATTTTTGCAGATCCAATGATTGTTACCAGGTTCGGACCATGGCGAATCGTAGTCATCTACGATGTCAACTATGTCTATTTGACCGACAATGGCGCTTGTCAGGAATAGTGTGTCGTCGTTGTCTAGTTGTTCTGCTATTTCGGTTTTAAGTAGCTCGAATTCGGTCCTATGTTTTTCGTCTTTTAGCACTAGCCTGGTATCGTCAAGGTCTAGGATCTTGCCGATCCGCGTAACACGTACCAGGTCGATGTCAATATTTTCGTGGAATTCATCGAATACCGGCAAAGGATACGTGCGATCAAATAGCCAATTCGCAGGTTCCGACCAGGTAGCGCTAGAGTGTATCAGAACCGTTCCGCGATACTTTGTGG